CTGATGACAAAATGTATGCAGCACAAAGAAGTAATCAAAAAATTATCTACAGGTAGTTTAGTAAGTCCAGCATCTTGTGATTTTGACCCTAATTCTTCTGTAACTCTTACAGAGAGAATTTTAGAGCCAGTTGAATTACAAGTAAATTTACAACTATGTAAGAAGGATTTTGTTAATGATTGGGAAAGCGCACAGATGGGATTTGGAATGGGTCAAACTTTACCTCCTAAGTTCGCTGACTTTATGATTGCTCACGTAGCAGCAGAAGTTGCACAAAACACAGAATTTTGTCTATGGAGAGGTGATACTACAGCAGCATCTAACAATTCTTTTGATGGATTTGAAAAACTTATTGCAGCAAGTGCAGCAGCAGGAGATATTCCAGCAGGTCAGCAAGTAGCAGCAGTAGGTGGTGGATTAAGCGCAACTAACATTATTGCAGAATTATCAAAAGTAGTAGATGCTATTCCAGGTGCATTATACGGAAAAGAAGATTTATTTATCTACATTCCTAGTAGTGCAGCTAAATTCTATGTTCAAGCTCTTGGTGGGTTTGCAGCAGCAGGATTAGGAGCAAATGGTGTTAACAATCAAGGAACACAATGGTGGAACAATGGTTCACTTAGTGTAAATGGTGTTAAGATTTTTGTTTGTCCAGGAATGTCTGATGACAAAATGTATGCAGCACAAAGAAGTAACCTATATTTCGGTACTGGCTTACTTAACAATATGAATGAAGTAAAAGTTCTTGATATGCAAGACTTAGACGGATCACAAAACGTGAGAATGATTATGAGATTCACAAGTGGTGTTCAGTTCGGAATTGCTTCTGACCTTGTTGAGTACGCATAATAAATTAATTAACCAATAAATAAAGGTAGGTAGGATTATCTACTTACCTTTTTTTTATAAAATAAAATAAAATTCTATGGCTTGTACATTAAACACAGGAAGAAAAATACCTTGTAAATCGGCATTTGGTGGAATTAAAAGTGTTTATTTTGCTGACTTTGGAACTATTGCTAGCGTTGCAGTAGATTCTTCAACTAAAGTAGCAACTATCACAAATGCTTCACCAGCACCCGTATGGTATGAATATGATGTAAAAGGTAACTCATCTTTAGAAACTACAGTAACAAGTTCTAGAGAAAATGGTACTACTTTTTATACTCAAACATTAAATTTAACTTTAACTTATTTAGATGCCAAAACACAAGCAGAACTACAGGTTCTTGCTGTAGCTAGACCATACATTGTAGTACAAGATTACTACGGAAACAATTTCCTTTGTGGATTTGAAAATGGAATGGAATGTACAGGTGGTACAGTAGTTACAGGGGCAGCAGCAGGTGATTTAAGTGGTTTTACATTAACTTTTGAGGGAATGGAAGAAACAGCACCTTATTTCTTAAGCGCAGCAGTTACTGCTAGTACTGCGCAAATAGACCCTACAGCTTAATCTAAATAAGCTTTATAAAAATCAAGCACTCTTTCTGGGTGCTTTTTTTTTGCTCTTTTGTTTTTACAAATTGTATGGTTTATTACGTTATATAAGTAATGATTATATTAACTACATCGACAGCAGCACAAACAATATCTGTTATACCTAGAAGTTATACAGATGCTTTTACAATGGATGTCAGAGATGACAGTACAAATGTTACTGTAGCTTATGGTGTAACAACAGCAACAACGTCTGGAAATTATCTTACATTTAGTAATACTTTTAATCCAGTTTTAGTAGAAAACCATTTTTATGATATACATTTGTATGCAGACTTTAATTATTGGAATACTAATTACAGCTTTTGGAACTTATATGATGAGGTCTGGCAAACAGATGCAAACCAAAAAGAGGACATCTATAGAGATAGAATCTTCTGTACAGACCAAGACATAGACCAATTGAATGATAATGACCATTACCAAATAAATAAAGGTCAATATACAGAATATGATGGTTATAATAATGATTACTTAGTAATATGAAAAAAAGAAACAGAAATAAATTAGGACAGTTTACAAAAGCAAACAAAGTATCAGAATTTGGCTTTGTAAATTTAAGTACCTATACAAGTCCAGAGATCAAAGAAGTAAAAGGTAAAGATTGGATAGAATACGGAGCAGACAACAACTATTTCCAATTCCTTTTGGATAGATTTAATGGCTCACCTACTAATCACGCTGCAATTAATGGTATTACTCAACAAATCTATGGTAAAGGTCTAAACGCTACTGATGCTTCTAGAAAACCTAATGAATATGCACAAATGGTATCTTTATTCAAAAAGAATATGGTACGCAAACTATGTAATGATTTTTATTTAATGGGTCAATGCGCTATACAAGTAATATATACAAAAGACAGAAAAAAAATAGCAATGCTAGAACATTTGCCAATAGAAACTCTAAGGGCAGCAAAAGCAAACGAAGATGGAGATATTCCAGCATATTACTATTTTAATGACTGGTCAAAGCTAAAAACAGGTGATGAGCCATTGAGAATACCAGCTTATGGTATGTCTAAAGAAAATATAGAGATATATTACGTAAAACCATACAAATGTGGGTTTTATTACTATTCTCCAGTATCATATCAAGGAGGTTTACAATATTGTGAATTAGAGGAGGAGATAAGTAACTATCACCTAAACAACATTATGAATGGATTAAGTCCTTCTATGTTAATTAACTTTAATAATGGAACTCCTAATCAACAAGAAAGAGAATTAATTGAAGCTAAGATTGCACGTAAATTTTCGGGATCGAGCAATGCTGGGAAATTTATTCTAGCTTTTAATGACAATAAAGAAGCACAAGCAGAAATTACTCCAGTACAATTATCTGATGCACACCAGCAATATCAATTCTTGTCAGAAGAATCTACAAAGAAGATTATGTTATCACATAGAATTGTAAGTCCTATGCTTTTAGGTATAAAAGACCAATCAGGACTAGGTAACAATGCAGACGAGATTAAAACAGCATCTTTGCTTATGGATAACACAGTTATAAGGCCTTTTCAGGAGATTTTAATTGATTCCTTTGACCAACTATTAGCTTTTAATGATATAGCCTTAAACCTATACTTTATTACGTTACAGCCATTAGAATTTACTGAAGTTGACCCTACAATACAAGATAAAGAAGATATTGAAGAAGAAACAGGTGTACAAATGGCTTTAAAAAAGATAGATGGTCAAGATGTTTTTGAAACTAAAGAAGAAGCTGAAAAGGTAGCAGAAGAAAAAGGCTGTTCTGGTTCACACGAACACGAAGATGAAGATGGTAAAGTGTGGTATATGCCTTGTGATTCACACGATGAAGTTATTGATTTAAAGAAACCTTGTCAACCTGGATATGAACAATATGGAATGAAGATGAAAAACGGCAAGAAAGTTCCAAATTGTGTGCCTATTCAAATGTCAACAGAACTAGGTAAAGAAATACTTGAAAGCCTAAAGGGAGAAAAAGTTTCTGATGAATGGGTTGTAGTTGATGAACTTGATGAAAATGAGAATATTAGTGATGATGATTGGGCAAATATTTGTATAAAAGAAAAAAAGAGTTTGTTTACAAAACTAAAAGACGAGATTTATTCACGTAATAATGGTAGTGCGTTTAGTTATTTAGATTCTAAAAACTACAAGATTAGGTATAAGTATGCTGTAGGTTCTAGAAAACCAAGCAAATCTACTAGAGAGTTCTGTTCTAATATGATGCGTTTATCACAAAGTGGTATTGTATATAGATTAGAAGATATAGATAGAGCATCTAGAGATGGGGTTAACAAACAATTAGGACATAAAGGAAAACCCTATGATTTATTTAAGTATAAGGGTGGTGTTTATTGCAGACATAAATGGGTAAGAGTATTATATCGTTTAGAAAGCAATACAGAACCCTCTGAAAACCTAGACAACTATAAAAGAACAAGATCAATACCAGAAAGTTACATAAAAAAACCAAGAGGAACTAAAGAATCACAAATAGCACCAGTTAAT